GAGCTTTAACCGCATTAACAATACCACGAGTATAACCAGCGGCCGCAAACCAAGGGAATGCAATGTTATCAGTTAACGCCAAGTTTCTTGTAACTTCAGCTGTTGGTGGTATGTAGATTTGTGTATTATTCACAGTATCTCTTGTTAATACCCAAGGATAATAAGTTGCTGTGTAGTTAGAATCAATTCCTGTTTCTTCTAACAAGTCAACAGCTTCTTGTGGGTAAATTAAACCATCAGATTCAGTTGTTGTTGCTTGGAACATATTAAAGTCTGGCATTGTTGTTACATAAAGTGAGTCAGCTCTTTCGTTCTCAATCATATCAATTGTACCCTCAACAAGACCGGAGTTATTGTAAAGATCAATACCCGGTGTTGTAAATACATTGATGTTAACAGCTTCAGGATTTGCAAATGTTCTAATACCTAACATATAAGCATAGTAATCTGTGTTACCGTATTCCACACTACCATCACCGATAGATATTTGTTTGAATAGTCCGTTTCCAGTACCATTAGGGTATCTTGTTGATGTGCACGCTCCTTTTAAGAAACCAGATCTACCAAGAGTAAACTTATCTGCGTTTGTTCTATATTCTCTATAGATGTCCCATCCGTCAAATCCACCATAAACAAATACTGTGAATTTTCTTGAGTTTAATCTGTAGTAAGGATTCTCAGGGTCAGTTGGTTCAGAAGAGAATGATGTATTACCAACCTCAAACGCTGGAGTTCCAGATGATGCGTAAACACTTGAAATTGTTACAGCACTAGCGAATTGGTCCATATGGTATCCTTTTGTTTGGAAATCCCATTCAACACCTTCACCAGTACAAAGATTAAGAGGTCGTCTTTTTCCTTTATATTGGAAGAAATCACTATCGTAACCCCAGAATGATGAAAGTCCAAGATATGTTCTTCTTACGTTATCCCCAGGACTTGTAAATACATCGTCAATTCCGTTAGATAATCCAAATGGTGGGTTATAAACAACTTCACCAGGTATATCATATTTAGTTTTGTAAACTGGGAATGGAGATGTTACTCCCGGATATTCTCTAAATGTATAACCTCTAAATCCACAAGGAAGAGCGTCAATTGGTGCGTCCTCATTCATCTCTATTAAAATGTATTTAGAATTCAACACGTATTCACCATCAAGAGTTCCTACTTTTTTAGCGATGAAATTATTTTCTTGTGGGTTCATAGAACAATTTGTGAACTTTTCAAGAACTGTTGGGTTAGCATCACTATCAAAATAATCTCTAATCAATAATGTGAATGTTAAATTATTAAATGAAATATCAGAAATTGACACTTTAATTTCAGTGTTTGCTGAATTACCATCAGAAATGCTATAAACTTTAAATAAGTTGAATACTTTATTACCTCTAACTTCAGAAACAACCCAAGGTGTTACAGGGGACTGGAATCTATCTAAATACCATCCAATTGTATTAGGGTCATTTGCTTGAGCTTCTTCTGTTGTTACAAGTTCAGAACTTAATCCTCTAATAAATCCTTTATTCCATCCATAACTTAAAAGAGTTTGGAAATTTTCTTCAACCATAAGTGGTGTTTGTAATCTTGGTTTACCAAAGTTACTTTTCCCAAATACTTTATTGATATTTTTAGAGTCGTTTGAAGACAATGAAACCTCAAAGTCAAAATCAGTACCAACTTTATTTGTCGCATTGATTGCAAATTTAGCGAAAGGATTTTTCTTAACTGAAGAATAAACACCTGTCATATCTAAAGTAACATCAGTAACACCAGTGATTTCGTAAACTGGGTTAACATCAGTACTATAAGTTGAGATACCTCTTGATCTTAAAGTTACAACAACTAAGTCATCATATTCAGTGTATGATGTTCCAGTGTAATAATAGATAACACCAGTAACATTACCAGAATAGCACTCATTTACAATTGGGGCTGTTGGTGTTGGCGTTGGTGGAACTGGAGTTAAAGTAACACAAGGATCTGGTGTTGGTGTTGGCGTTGGTGCCGCACTTGTTGTTGTGGTTGTAACCGGTGTTATATTTGTTAAATCCGTTACTGTTGTAAAGAATGAATAACCAGTATAAAGACCTGAACCAACATTGTCCATAAGGGCATAATACCAAGCATCGTTAAGTGGTGATGAAGTGTCTAAAGATTCAAAAGGAATTGACTCAACACCAAAAACATTTGTTTCTTGTGTATATCCTGTTGTACTTAAATATGTGTAATCACTTTCTGGTATAGCACCAAAATAGTAAACAACCTCATCTTCCGCAGTTGATGGGTTACTACTTGTTATCACATCTGAGACCATTAAACTAATTTGGTCATCAAGAGTTGTGATGTCACCATCTAACTCTTCATATTCCTCAGTCAACATACTTTCAATGTCAGACGGAAAAGCACCTAAGAATAATACGTTAGTTGGATTGAGTGTACAAGCACTAAAAGGAATTGAGAATGACAATTCTTTTTTAACAACACATACTGGTTCACAATCAACTGTTACACCACTTAAACAAAAATAATCCAATGTTTTAGGATCTAAGTTAGCTTTAGTTACAATTGACCAAGATGGACCCGCATCATATCCGGATAATCCTAATATTCTTGTTACAAATAATTGATTTGATTGTTGTAAATATGACTTAGCAATATATGCCGCTTCATATTTAGGGATTTGTGTATTTACAAATTTTTCTGGTGAAGTTCCACCGAAATAAACTTGGAATTCGTCGTAGTTCTTAACAAAGATTGGTTCAAATGCTGGACCCCTTAAAGTCTCACCGGCAATACCTAATGTGGTAACACCAACACTTTGTGCAACGAAACTCAAATCTACTTCAGAAGTGTACACACCTGGTGATACAAAAACTTTACTGTTAGTAGCCATAGTTTTAAAAATGTTTTATTAATTTATTTTAATAATAAATATTAGTAATTTTCGTAAAAACTTTACTTCTTATAAACTATTTATATTTTGGTAAGAATTTTTTCTACCTTTTTTCTACCTATGGAAAATAAGCCAAAAAAGATAAAAAATTTAAAGATTTCTGTTGAAGCTCATAACACTCTAAAGAGTTATTGTGATAAACGTGGTATCAAAATGTATAAGTTTTTAGAGAACTTAATCTTTGAGAAATGTAAAGAAAAAAGAGATATCTACGGAGAGAATTAAATTAGTTGTTGCATGTATGTTATCTTTGCAACCTCAGTAGCATTTACCCTAACAATTTGTAATGATAAAGTATCGTTTGTATTGATTTGTATTTGACTAAGATTTTCACCATAATAATCACCATTAATATAAACTTGGAATGAACTTACATTTTCAGATGACATAAGTTCTAAATTAAATGTGTAGTTAATTAACTCCTCAGTTTCATCGGTTGTTGTTGGGAATACAAATTCAAACACCTGTGGCTCCGGTGGATTTTCTTGTCGTTTCTTTCTTTTCTTATATGGAGTTTCAGTTTCAAATATTTGAAACGTCCTTGTAATTGCGGGACTTACCTCAAACTGATCCTCGTCAATTAAAAATCCCATCATTGTGAATTCATACTTTTGAATGTAGTATTTTCTTTTTTCAAGTTCCATCACCGATTCATCAGCAATACTATTAAGTTTTAATGGTATATAATGTCCTTTTATTGTTTGATAAGATTGTAATGATGAAAATTTCTCAAGAATAATTTGATTAAATTTATTAATCTCTCTCATTCTATTACAAACAATTGCAACTGTATATGTAATGTCACAAGGAACCGGTTGTGGTATTTTATAAATGTCATACCCATTTTTATTTCCGTCCCAAGTTGGTACTTTCATATAAAAGTATAATTTTCTATTCGGAATATTATAAACTATCGCCGGATTATTTCCGTATTTGACCTCCGGAGTTCTTATTACCGTTATGAATGGTGGTTCTGTATTTTTATCAATGTTTTGGAAGTCCCAAGTCTCTGTAAATTGTGCCCAGTTTTGTGTTGTAATTAAAATATCAATCATTGGAATTGTTTTTCCCTCAACAACACAAGTTAGTTGGTCTCTTACAAAATCTAAAAACCCTCTATCAAGATCTGCATGTAGTAAACTTTTAGGAAGAAATGTTCCATCGGCCTCAATCATATCACGAAGTTCTCTTCTTCTAGGTAAAAGAGTTTTTTCCTCCGTAAGTGGGATATATTTTTTTATTTTTTTAGGTAAAGCCATTTATTATAATCCTCTAAATTCATTAGGTCCAACAGGAGCCGCAGTGATACTTTTATAGAATGGACGAATTCCTCTGTATGTGTGTTTAAAATCAGAAGTTACTCTACCATCATTTACAACAGTATAATATCTTACAAAATTTTCACTATCATAATATCCTATATAATCACCAAGATCAATATCAATCCCTAAATCTTCTAAAGTTTTTAGATAAACAGATATCGTAATGTTTCCGGGTTCAAGTTGTGCATTTTTTGTTGTTCCAACCGTTTTATTTTCTGGTGCCAATACTTGGATATACGCATTAAACTCAATTGGTGGCAAAAACTTTATACCATCTGAAACAGTTTCACCATACACATCATCTGTTTTTGTTTTTAACCTATCAACTTTATATAACACACAAGTAAAATTTAAATCACCAATTAACCATTCTTGACCCATTTCTATTTCAAGATTAAAATCGGTATCCCCAAAAAATTTACCAAGTCTTGTTACAGGAATTCTATTTTCCATATTGATTATTTATTGATAAATATTCTTTTTTTGTTTATTTTTATATATATTATTTAGTTTTGGATTTAAAAAATAATCTAATAGAACACAAAGCTCTTGATTTGTTAGACTCGTATAGTGGTGCTAACAATTATATCCTTTATATGAAATCAAAAAAGGATGTAAATAAAAAGTTCTACCCCACAAGAACTCAGGCTGATTATATTATTAATTATTTTGATGTAAAACCAAAGGTTGCAAGGAAGTGGGTTGATCTTGATTCTTATTTTGCAAATAAGTTTGCTAAAGATAGATACCTACTTGAAATACCAGAAAAAGTTTATATTGAAAAACTACTTGTTGAAAAAGATAAGTCCTACCATATTTGGGGTAAGTTCTTTGAGAAGGATAATTTATCAGAATTTTGGGTACCAAAATCATCATTAATAAAATCACATACGATAGAAAAGGTTGATATTGATTATTCTAAATATGGTCACAGACCACCTTTGTCTCACCAAAAAGAAGCGATAGAAAAACTTGTTGGGTCAAAAAGATTTATATTGGCAGACGATATGGGGCTTGGAAAAACAACCTCTACAATTATTGGAGCTCTTGAGACTGGTGCTAAAAAAATTCTAATCATATGTCCAGCGTCACTTAAAATTAACTGGGAAAGAGAAATAAAAAACTATACCGATAGGAGTGTTTACATTTGTGAAGGAAAAAAATACTCAACAGATGAAGATTTTACAATTGTAAACTATGACATATTAAAAAACTTTTACGATCCTAAAGACAAAGAAAATTCTGAACTTGTTAAAACAAAATATGATTTAGTAATTTTAGATGAAGCCCATATGGTTTCAAACGCTCAAGCTCAAAGAACAAAAATTATTAACAATTTTGTTAAAGATATAAAACAAGTTTGGCTTTTGACTGGAACACCAATGACATCAAGACCAATCAACTATTATAATCTTCTTAATATTATTGAAAGTCCGGTGGCACAAAACTGGATGGCGTATGCAATTCGTTATTGTCAGGGGTATCAGTTTAGAGCTGGTAATAGAAAAGTATGGAACGTAACCGGGGCTTCAAATCTTGAAGAACTCCGAGATAGGACATCAAAACAAATTCTTCGTAGATTAAAAGAAGAGGTGTTAGATTTACCTGAAAAAATAATAACCCCGGTTTATTTAAGAACCTCATCAAGAGAGTATAAAGATTTAATGGGTGAGTACTACGAGTGGTTAAAAAACAAAAAAGAAGAATCATCATCTCTTACAATTCAGTTCACAAAACTTATGAAAGTAAGAAAGGTAATCGCAAATGAAAAAGTTAAAGACACAATTGAGTTCGCACAAAATATTATAGACCAAGGAAAAAAAGTAATCATATTTACAAATTTTACCGATACCCTACAACTAATTCATAATCACTTTGGTAAAGAATCGGTGTATCTTGATGGTAGTTGTAATAAAGTACAAAGACAATATGCTGTTGATCAATTCCAGGATAATGAAAAAATTAAAGTTTTTGTTGGTAACTTAAAAGCCGCTGGTGTTGGTCTTACATTAACCTCAGCCGAAGTTGTAATAATGAATGATTTATCTTTTGTTCCTGCGGAACACGCACAAGCTGAAGATAGGGCTTACAGATATGGTCAAAAAAATAATGTACTTGTTTATTACCCAATATTTGAAAACACAATAGAAGGTGTTGTGTATGATATTTTAAATACAAAGAAAAAAATAATAGGGACTGTAATGGGTGATGAGGTTACAGAATCTTTTGACGTTGTTGAAGAAATCCTAAATCTTATAAACTCAAAAAGGTAGAAATAACCTAATTTGTATATTTATTATATAAATGAGAGTTAAAGTAAAACACGTAAAATGTGATATGTCTGAAAAGGACAAAGAACTTATGAACGATTTTATTAAGTTCTTACAGAAGAAGTATCCTTTAAAGGATGATATTACTATTATTTTTACCGGTGAAAGATATGGTAAAATGTCCACAGGTAGTAGGACACAAGATTCTGAACTTAAGATTTTCACTAAAGACAGAATGAATAGGGATATTGTAAGAACATTAGCTCACGAATGGATACACGAAAGACAAATTAAAATCCAAGGTAAAAAACCAAAACAAGATATTGGTGGTCCCCTTGAAGATGAGGCAAACGCAAAAGCTGGTTCTGCAATTAAACAGTTTGAAAAGGAGTTTCCAAAAAAAGAAGAGTTAATGTACGAAGGTATAAATAATAAGTTAAATCTGATTAACGAGCAAATCTTATTAAAGGAAAAGGAAAATATTAAAGGTGAGTTTTTAACCGAAATGAAAAAAATCGGTATTGAAAAATTACCTTATTCATATTCAGCTTTAAAACAATTTGTGGATCCGGAAACAATGGATATTCATTACAACAAACACTATAAAGGTTATGTCAAAAAATTAAATGACGCTCTTTCTAATAAAAAAGGTGAAATGGAGCTTGAGGATATTGTAAAAACAATATCAAAGTTTAACACTAAAGTTAGAAACAATGCTGGTGGTGCTTTTAATCACGCGTTATTTTGGAAAATGTTATCACCAAAAAAACAATTACCAAAAGGTGAGATATTAGAAAAAATTACAAAACAATATGGTAACATCAAAAAAATGAAAGATGAATTCAATGATGTTGCTAAAGAAAGATTTGGGTCCGGATGGGTTTGGCTTGTTTTAACAAAGACAAATAGACTTAAAATTATGTCAACACCAAACCAAGATAATCCACTTATGAATGTTATTAAAGATGGTGGATATCCACTTTTAGGTTTAGATTTATGGGAGCATGCTTATTATTTGAAGTATAGAAATAAAAGGGATGAATACATTAAAAATTTCTGGAATTCTGTAAACTGGGAATTTGTAAATGAACTTTTTGTTTCAAAGACAACAAAAAAGTTAAATGAATCATATATGAAAATTTTATTAGAAAACGAGGATTTACAACCAGATCTGAAAAAAATTATGAGTCGTGAATTACAAAAAATTAGACTTATACCATTAGATGCTGAGGCAGGAGCCGAAGCAATTAACAACATTACAACAGCTGAAATTTCAAGGGGGAACCTTGACTTTAATAGGACTATAAGTGGACTTATGACTCTTGATTTATCAACTGTTTCTGAAAGATCAAAATATAGATTTAATAATTATTTTCAAAGATTTATTAAAAGCAAAACTAGAGGTTTTGACTTTGAGGGTATGGTTACCGGATTTCTTGATGGTGAACTAGCAACAAGCTTATCGTCTCCTTATGATATCTCAACATCAGAGGGAGATTTAATTTCTTGTAAAGTAGTTAGAGACACTAATGAAAGAATATCACTTAAAAGTATTAGGACTGGGGTTAAAGATTTTGTTGAGAAATACGAAGGGTCAGAAGAAAATAAATATATATTAAGTGGGTTAACTCAATTTCCAAATTTTTTAGAACTAGTTGTAACACACGAAAATTCAGATATACAAAATCAAGGTGAAGATATTTTAAACAAATTACTTATTGATATTACAGGATTACTTGTTGGTGTACCAAACTCACAAAATCTTGGGGTTGATTTATACTACTATGATAAAGCTCGTCTAATTGAACTTGCTAAAACACCAGGAATTCTAAAAGCTGGAAGATCAGCTGAAGCTCAAACAATATCCTATTCGGCTAAAATACTTAAAATGGGTACAACCAAAAGTGGGTTTATTCAGTTTCCGATTGTTACTCAAGAACAATATGCCGAATTTTTAATTGGTAATGAAAAAACAAAAGAAATTGTAAATATTTTTAACACTATGGGTGAAAAATATGGAGTCCCAAGATTAGGTGACAATATCCCACAAGATATTATTAGGGATTTATCAAAAAATGAAAGATTCAAATTAGATATTAGAAGAATACTTAAATAAGATATTAAAGTATTTATATAATAAAATCATTATGGCAATTATTGGTGAACCACAAAGAAGTCAACTATATACTAAAGTAAGACATTTACTTGGTGCCCCACAAAGAAGTGTGGAATTAGAGGACGAACAAATGGATACATTACTTGAATTCTCAATTGATGAATATTCACAGTATGTCCAAGATTGGTTAATTGAATCTCAATGGACCGCTCTTAATAACTTAAATCTGGATACGCAATCTTTAAGTAGGGCTTTTACGACTAGAAGTTTGGATTATGAAACAAGATATACTTACGCCTATTCTAAGATAGTTGGTTTGCAGGCCGGTGGTGAATGGGAATTAAAAAAAGATTATATACAATTAGTACCAAATCAACAGATATATGAAATACCGGCGGGTAGAGAATTAAATGAATTATTGTGGTTTACGCCAGCAACAATGAACAATATGTTATTTGATCCTTGGGCTTTTGGGGGTATCGCTGGTGGTGGTATTGCTGGTCCAGCAGGTTACGCTCAAGTTGGTAACTTATCTGGTAGTTACTTTATGATGCCAGCTTTTGATATGCTTTTAAGGATGCAAGAAATTAATATACAAAGAAGAATTATTGCTGGTGATTTAACTTATAGAGTAACCGCTCTTCCGGGTGGGAAAAAGGCGGTTCACTTAATGAACACACCAGGTGGTAAATTTGACTTTGGTAACTCAACCCTTATGAAGGGTAGAGTTTGGTATTGGTATTATGACACAACTGATGGTGACAAGGATAAGTGTCTGGCCGATAATCCGGATATTATTAAATTACCATCTGATGTTCCGTTTGACAAAATGAACTGGGATGAGTTAAATAATCCAGCACAAGTTTGGGTTAGAAGATGGTTTATCGCATATTGTAAAGAAACATTATCTAGAGTTCGTGGAAAATTTAGTGGTAACTTAAAAACTGGTGATGGTGGTGATTTAACAATGGATTATACCTCACTTGCAACTGAAGCCAAAGATGAAAAGTCAAAATTAATTGAAGAACTAATTGGTGCTGAAGGAAGACTTACAAGATTGAAACCTGAAAAGGTTATGGAAAGGGAGGCTCTTATTGCTGAAAACTTAAATAAACAGCTCAAGTTTAGAGCGATGCCGAGACAAATTTATGTAATATAATGAGTGGATTTAGAGTAGAAAATCTTACACCAAGAAAGAATGTTGTAAGATATCAAACACAAACTATTGTTGAACAACCAAAACCAATTGAGTTGCCAAAAGAAATTCAAAAAATAATATCAGACCCTATTTACACAACTGGTCTAGAAACATTACTTGTTGTTAAGGGTGAAGGTTCTGAAGTGACACTTAACTCAAGTGAGAATGAAAAAATTACAATTAAATCACTTACAACAGTTCTAATTAAATCAGATGTTGGTGCAATTGATGAAGAATGGGACGAACTCCTTTTAGAAAAAGGTGCTTGTGTTCACTTCCAATTCGTTGAGGGTAACTGGTACATATTAAGTTCTGACGGTCTGAAGATGAGTTAGATTAATTCTTCCCACCCATCTTCAGCTAATTCATATATGTAATTTGGGTCAATACCTACGTTTTTCCAAAAGTCAACTTCACCTTGTTCCATCATAATAAGGTCCTTCTCAATATCATCTTGATCACCATCATCAAATGGAATACCATTGATAAGGTCACATTGGTCTTTGGTGAAGAATGGTCTTTCTTCTGGATTCTTAACTAGAAGTGAGTCTCTAATTTCTTGTTTAAACACAACAAGTAGTGGTTCAACTCTTTTGTTAAAAGTTACAATTGCTCTTTGGATATTATACTCACCTGTAAGTCCTGGATTACTTTCTAATTCTTGGGGGTCAATTCTATAACAATTAAGTTGTACAACAGAATCTGAACTAGCGGCTCTATATGCTACATCTGTAGGTATACCGGTATTTGCTTCTTTGTTTGGTGAATCACTTCTCACCCAGTTATCATCTGACCAGGATTTTTCCCAACCATTATTTAATAAGAATTGTTCTTTATTTTTATAGTTTGACTTTTCATTGTTTGAAAAAAATAAACCTATCTGCTCTTCTGTCCATCCTTTCTTTGGTTTATTAACTTTCTGAACATCTCCGTGTGATGCTTTTGTTCCGTTGTTTACATAATAGATTACATCACCAAGACTCACATTTAGTTTTTCTTTAATTACAAGTTCCATATGAGCTTGTCTTGACATTAAACTACCAGCTTTAGTTTTTGTCATACTCCTTTTGATGTAGTCATCAATTGTTTGTTTGACCTTTGCTTTGTTTGCAATATCAATAAGAGGGATTCTTTGATCAAATATCTTTTGTAAGTATTCATAATACCACTCAACAAATCCTTGACCATCACCACTAAGAAGTAATTTAATTCCTTTATCTAAAAATACCTCAATATATTTTGGCATCTTCTTTGATTTAATTGTATTTCCGGTAAGTTTTACTTTACCTCCGTGTTCTAATGTTGCATAGTTTTTACGAGCAAGGTTAATACAAGAATCCCAAGTACCGTCACAATCAAGACCCATTGTTCCTCTCATAAATCTATCGTTAAATTCTGCAACATCAGCATCATAACCATTGTAAACCTTTCCTTCTTTGACAAGCCAGTTTAATCCTCTACCGGTATAAACTCTATCGTCCACACCACCATCTGGTAATGAGAAGTTCATACCGTCCGTATCACAAACAAGAGGGGTGTATCCCCTTTTGTTAAAGAATTTTAACATCTGTCTTAGGTATTGTCTACCGGTACAGGTAATCTGTTCCCCCATATCCATATCACCCCAAGGAAATACTTGTGGTGCTGAAAGAGCACCAAATAGTGAGTTGATAAAGATTTTAATCGGTAATTGTTTATTATCAAAAGATTTAGCTTTTTTACTATCAATTGATTTATATTCTGACGCAAGATTCTTGTACATAATACGAGTATCTCTAAAGTAAGATAATAAACCCTTCATTACACCAGAAATGTCTGATTGAGGAAACACATCGTGTGTTAATTGGATTGATGGGTAAAGGGAAGAGTAGTCAAGTTTAAGTACGTCTTTTGAATACCCGGTTTTAAGAAGTCTTGATAAACCACCAACAAAGTTTCTTTTCTCTTTCTTTGCTGGAATCGCAAGTCCGTGTTTATAAGACCATGCAAGCATTACCATCTTCCAGATTGTTGCCGTACCCATTGTGGATACTCTTTCGTATGTTGTTGGGAGAAGTGATGCAAGAAGAAAAGACCCTTGATTAAACTCAGCATCTACAAGTAGGGTTTCCTCAAGGTCATCGTCAAGATACCTCTCAATAATATCATCACCGGTTGTTTTAATGTAGATGTCATTTCTTTTTTCACATACCTTATCCACTTTACTATCAACACCAACCTTTTTGTATTTACCATTTTCGGTATTTAACCAATAATCTTCTTTATCGCGATACATTGAACCAATTTTGTCGTGGTCAACATATACACGATCTGGTGCTTCAGCGTTAATAAATTTTGTAATATACTTAAGACCGGCCTCTTTAATTGACGAGTTAATTGCTTGTGCTCTACGGACCGAATGTAAAATATCAATAATATTATAACCCCACATTTGGGTTTGTGTAAAACTCTCAACTTCGTTACCTAATTTAAGCATTGAGTCTTTTTGTGTGATTTTTCTTTCAGAGTGTAATGTCTTTGATATTTTTTTAATATCAAGATTTAAAATTTTACATCTTTCATAAATCCAATACCAGTCAAAGTTTGCTGAGTTATAACCAGAAATAATTGAAGGTTTTATTTCGTCAATTATATTAAAGAACTCAACAAGTCCCTTTCTTTCCTCATCTTCATTTGTACACTCAATTACTTTCTGAAATCCCTTATTTGTTTTAAGACCAATCATAAAGATTCTACCATCTTTAGGCTCTAAAGATGTTGTCTCAAGGTCAAATACAAGTCTTGTAATGTCATTATAATCCTCAAATCCTTTAAACAATCTTTTTTCTTTTGAAACAAGAAACTGCTCAACCGGAGTTAACATTAAGAATTTATCTCTTACTTTTTCACCCCAGGGATCAATTCCACCATCTCTAAAAAATTGTGATAAAGCTCTATATCCTTTAAGTGATTTAACTAGGAATGTTAATCCATTCTCTAATTGTTCGTTCCCATCAGTACGAAGTTTTTCAATTACAATACCATACTTTGACATTGCTTCTTTTTGCATTGCTTTGGACCCCTGATAAAAGTTTAATCCTTTTAGGTCACCAACCCATGCAAATGCGATTAAACTATCTCTAACGATAGATTTACCTTTTCCCGGAACTTCTTTGATTTTATATATGTGATCCTTTTGATAGTCAAACTCAACTGAAACGATATGTTCTTCTGGATCATTTCCTTCTAGGAAGGATTTAATTTCTTCTGCTGTTATCATAATATATTTTTTGAGTGGTGTATTTTCTGTCATACTAACGATGACATTTACCTTACATCAATAAGTATATTAGTAAATTTGTTTTTTGTCAAATAAAAAAAGAGGGTTTTTGTGACCCCCTTTTTTTTATCTTAAAAAATAATTTAACTTGCAACATCTGTAATTAACAGTGTATCAGTTGAGTCGTAATATGATAGTCTAGGTTGAGCATCACTTCTTAAAAATATAGTACAATTATAGTTAGCATATACGTGAGTTGATAAACTAAAGTCTACAGAATTTAAACCAAATTTAACTTCGTTTAACTGAAAAGTGCTATTATTAATACTATTGGTACTGAAATCATTGGCAATTTGGTTATACCTAAAATCACCCTGAATTGTATTGTTACTAAAACTAAATGCGATATTATTTTTATAAAAATTATATGACCCTAAATTTATTGAGTCACCAATCGTGTTGTTACCAAAATAATCACCAATAACATTGTCTTCATAATTACTATACAGTTGGTTATTATTAAAACCATTACCTATTTTATTACCCTGATTACTACCAAATGTTCTATTATCATTATAACCATTTCCTATTGTATTTTTATAAAAATCATTATCTAATTTATTATTATTAAATTGATTTCCTATTTGGTTATTTTGAAAATCCCCACCAGTAATAATGTTATTACTAAAGTCATTACCAATATTATTTCTATAAAAAGAACCTATTGTTATTGTATTATCATAGAAATTATAATTTATTTCATTTCTTTGGAAATTAGCAGTTATATAGTTATTATAAAAATAATTACCAATTATGTTTTGATCAAAATCATCATCTGTTAGATTATTATAGAAATAATTACCTATAATGTTCTCAGTACAATCATCATCAAATGTGTTATTAAAACAAGCATCCCCAAAAGTGTTATTTAAATACTCGCTAGTACCATAAAAGACATTATTAGACAATATAAATGGGTTGCTATCAATACTATATAGGTTAGCGTAATTACCAATGTAATTGTTCGCACATTGTCCTAGACTACCAAAAGTTAAATGTTCTTGATAATTTTCCGTATCACCTGTTATATTAGATTGTTTAAAATTTAAAGACTTATAACTTACTTGGTTTGCTGGTAAATTTGATGTTATACTCGTGAAATTGATATCCAAAATGCTTAAAGTGTAATTAATATCCGAATAATCAATCAAAGATAAATAACTATTAACAACATTCTGAATTTGGCTATTGGTTGATTTAATACCACCAGCTAGCGCAAATAATAAGTAATGTATTTGTGTTACACCAGTTAAATTAGAAATGGTATCTAAATCATCCTCGGTTGACGTGTCAATATTATGTGTGATAGTCCCATCAATTGTATTAACGATGTATATATGAGTTACCGAAGGATCCTGTGCACCCCAAACTCTTTTACAATAAACTGAGAAATCACTACCACCATAAGTTAATGTATAATCAAATGTGTCGGCTTGACCATCACCATCTGAACCTAAATTACCGTCAATTTCAAAATCAGTAACACTAACATTATAAGCAGCCATCACAAATAATCCAGGGAAAGTATTGGTAAAATAGGAAGAACCTAACCCAAAATATAAATCACCATTCTGTGCTGAACCATCATAAACAAAATCACCAAAAGAAGCTGGGTCACTATTATTAACTGGTGGATCAGTCATTTGCGTGTGGGTATAAGGTATATCACTAAATAAATTAGTGTATATTCTATTTCCACCATCATACATATCATCCCCACCATCGTCAATGTCGTTGTTACCAACATCATTAAAATAATATAAACAACCATCAAGTAGTTGTTGATTTGAGAACATACGTTCACATCTGTACCCAATTGAGTCACTGAAATTATCGTAATTAAATCCAGCGACAACCATATCAGTTGGTGAGGTTATTTCTATAACTTCATATAATTTTGGGCTATTATAATAAATTAATATAGTATTGCCCGTAATTAAATCACCAGTAAAATTAGTATTTAAACCCGTAACAATACCATTATTCATACCAATTATACGGCCAGCAATAGTACCATCTTGAAAATAAGTTCTATATCTTTTAAACAATATTGTTCTATGATCGTAATCAGTTCTATTGCCAAGGTCATCAATTCTTTCAGTTATCCTACCTTTCGCTGGATTACCAGTACTTTCAGTAACATCAAAAGAATAATCATATTTTATTTTATCATTAGGATATGTTGGCTGATATGCGTCCGGGGACAAAGTGTTATTTGATGTAGCTAAAACTAAAATAGGTTCAATTGTTGATGTGTGATATGTATTTGGTCCTGTGATTGAATTACCATTATAATCAAAATCAGGTTGGTCGTAACAAGTTTGGAAATCGGTAATTAAATAAAATGTACCTAAGTTTAAACTATTGCCTGAGATTAAATTAACCAATTCAGAGTAAGTAACTTCTGTATAATTAGAATATGAAAATGCTGAAAATGGTAGGTTAAATGTTGTACCAAGATACTCAACAGGAAATAGTGTATTGTTACTAACTTCATTTAGTAATGGTAGTTCTGCTATTGTTTTACCAGTAATGCTCATTTTAATTTTTTATTTTTTATGTTTATGTGTATTTTAAATATTCATTAACACCAATCTTTAAATATGTGTCTTGATCAACTAATATTGGATTTATTAACATTATTTGTGGGGTTGGTGAAGGTGTTGGTGTTGGTGTTGGGGTCGGTGAAGATGTGGGTGTTGGTGTGGGTGTTGGGTAATTTTCATAAACCTCAAAATATAAATTTGGTGGGTAAACCACAAAATCACCAAACGAATCTATTTTAGTTAATATGTTAAAATCTTCATTAATTATTACTTCTGTATTACCAATAGTTTCCCCAATAGGAATTGTAACACCAGTCATTATTGTTATTGGACTTCCACTTGTTCCTAAATTATGAGTAAAACTCATACTTATTTCCTCACCATATGTTTGATTTGATGTTAAGTTATAATTAATAACAATAGATCCTGGTGCTATATCAACATCTAATATAACCGTTAATGGTGTATTTGTAGTTGTCGTTGTTGTAACTGGTGCTTCTGTAGTCGTCGTTGTTGTAACTGGTGGACACGGTGGACAAGTAGGACAAGGTGTTGGCGTTGGTGGAATTGGTTTTTTTGTTGTTGCGCAACAAGGGAATCCAGTTTCATAACAACCATCTCCAGGTTCTAAGTCATCAGCAATAAAACTTTCTTGAACGTTTATAAACAATTTTTCTCTAATTGGTAGAATTAACGTTCCATCGCTGGATATAAAAATAAATTGACCTTCAAATCTACCAACTTTTCTAGTATCAAACTTCCTAAATTGATAATAAACATAATATTCTGGTTCGGCATTTGGGTCAAGCATTGTCTTTGCAACAATGCCAGCTGGACGTGTGGTAATTTTTGGAACCCCAGTCTCAACATCAACCATAGAAAAAAATATGGCAGATTGTTCTATTAAATCCATCATATTATTATAATCGCTACGACCATCCTTTACGACTTGCATTTTAAGTAAAGGGAGTGAAGAGTTCTTTTTAATGAAAAATTCCATCTATAGTTTTTACTATAAATATATGAATTAACATTCTTTTCTTAATTCTGCTGGATAAAAATCAAAACGATTATGTTCGGTTGGTGTTATAAGAAGAAGTCCAGGATTTAATTTACCTTTAACTAAATTTTGAAAGTTATGGGACATTAAAGTTTGTTCATAAGGATTGTCAAATTTTGTCTCAATATAACATTTGTAATTACCTTCTTTTGATAAGACAATTGGCCAATTAGAAAGATAGATTTCCCCACTAGCGTAGGGGATACCATTTAATGATTTTATATTTTTAAATTCTAGACTTGGGGCGCTTGGATCATAACCAACAACTGGTAGATTTGGTTTTTCCGGCCAATGATTTTCTCTGAAACTTTGGGGTGTATTGTACCAAGCCCATTGTGTTGTGTGACTTCCGAAAAATTCAGTAAAATTTAATTTTAAAAAATCAAAATTTTCTTTTTTAATTATTTGTAATGACGTACTATATAAATTTTTTACTTTTCTATTAAAACCATTTTTACAAACATCACAATCTTTAGTAACAAAAGCCATATCGTCCTCAAAGAAATAGTAATAACCCAAATCGTCTTGTTGATTAAAGTGTTCGGCAATAAATTGTCTACCACCGGTAATACCTATATTATCTTTTTTAATATGTTCAAAACCATATTGTGAACAAAGATTTAAATATTCTTTTGTTGTTGTTAAATCCGTTGAGTTATCCAGTAAAAATTTTTTTGTTTTTGTTATAAAATCTATATCGTACTCTAACATTGATTCAATTAAAGTTTCAAATTGTTTTGGTGAGTTAAACGTAATAACATATAGACCAACATCATTACCTTCTTTTTTTACTTTATTATTTTTAATATTTTCAAAAAACGTATATAATAAACCATCAGAATTAATAAGGTAATTATCAATTAAATTTGGGTGTAAATAACTCATAATCGTAAAGATACTTTCTTCTGTTCCCATTAAATTATTATTTAATGTATGTGTAAGTAAACTATAATATATTGTGTTTAAATCGCTAATAT